AGCAAGTTCCATGGTGTACTCTGCTTTTAGAGCGCGTGAAACTGCTGTAACAGAAACTTTCTCAACTGAGAATGCCATTTCTTGGAAAGCGTTTTGTGTGCCGTCACCTAGTGCTTCAGCGGCAGCGGTTGACATACCAGTACCGACTGTATAACCACTACCAGATGCACGAGCGGTTGGGTCTGCACCAGCCTGGGCAGCAGAACCGTCGATGCTACTAGCAGCAACAGAAGCAGTGTTACCAGAAGCAGAAGCAGAGAATGTGCTTGGTGCTTCGTTGAATAGTGCTTCGTCACCAGCCTGACCGTTGAAACGTGAACGCATAGCAAAGATAAGACCAGTTGGACCAGTCATTGGCTGGACACCGGCAATATCGTATGCGATCATGTTTGGCATGGAACGGCGAACGAGTGAGATGAGAACTGGATCGAAAATATCGATTGACCCGGTTGATGCATCTGAGGATGAAGCGCCCATTGCGTTAGTTGGTGCAGCTTCGCCCAATAGTGATGGCATATGATAACCGCCAGAACCCATTGCTGCTTCTCTAGCAGCTTTCTCTTGGTTTTCGAGTAGAGTGGCAGTAACAGAACGACGATGAACATCTTTGATCTCTGGTAGATCGCCGTGTTCAAGAACTGGTTGCCACTTCTTGACTAAATCTTCAGTAAGCATAGATTTTACTCCTTATTAGTAACAGTTACTTTTATTTATAATAATATTATTTCTTGACAGTTCTAGAAATTGCGCTCATGTACTGTGCCATTTCATTTGACACTTTTGGTGCAGAAGCTTCCTCTTCTAGAGGTTCTTCTTCATCAAAAATTGTCTCATTCTGTGCTTCTTCTTCAATATCTGTGAAATATGTATCCTTCAACATTTCAATCTTTTCTTTGAAATCTTCTTCTGATACAAAGTCAACACCTTCAGCAAGACCCTTTAGTTTTTCTGACTGAGCAACGGTAAGGTCTTGTGAAACGTCAGCAATAGCAGAACCACGATGTAGAGTTTCGATTTCAGTTGACAAATCGATATTCTTCTGTAGTTCTTTGTTCAACTCTTCTTCTAGAGAGTCAACCTTGTCTGACAACTCGCCTAGTACATCGACCTTCTCTTCTGGCATTTCGATGTAACTTTGTTCAAATAGTGTTTTAAGACCACCCATGAACTCTTCAGCGATTTCTGTGCGGATACCATTTTCAACTGCTAGACGGTTATTATCCATCCATTCGTTGACAACGTAGTCAAGTGAACTTTCTAGTTTCTCAACCATTTCTGCCTTGACTTCATCTTCTTCTAATGCTGTAGCGGTTTCAAACATCTCTGACATTTCTTCTAATGACTCATTGATTTTTGAAATAACAGCAGCTTCAAAGATAGTTGTTGCTTTTTCTTTGAACTCTTCTGATAACTCCTCGTCACCAAATAGGGCATTGATATCATCGGAAAGGTCAATGTCTTCTTTCTTCATTTTCTTTCCGTAATGCATATTCTCTTTCTTTGCATGTGCCATTTCATGGTAACCTTCAGCATTCTTCATCATCTCGCCATACATTGCAGCGAGATCTTTCTTGCTTTTGCTACCCATGTGTTGCATCATGGCATTTAGCATACCCATTTTGGTAGTTGGCATTTTATCGCCTTGAGTTTTGCTACCAGGGAGTGGTTTGGCTTTAGTGGCGGTTGGCTCTGGAACTTCAGAGGGGTCACCATGTGATGCCTTAAATTCTTGAAGATCTTCGTTGTCTTGCTCTTCTTGCTCTTCAGCAATCTCGGCAACTTCAGCGTCTTCAAGGACTTCTTGATTTTCATCTGACATAATACGCTCCTTTGTAGTGAGTTTATATTTTATTTATAATTTAAATTTCTTCAATATAATATTATAACTTTTTAAGGAAATTTTCAAAGATTCTAAGTTTGGTTCGCTCTAAATCAGACTTACTAACGGTCTTGATTTCCTCTTGAGCCTGTTCAACAAATTGTTCAACCCATCTACCACCTTCATATACCCACTCAACACCTTCCATGATACCTTCTACGAAAGCATCAGGTGCTGATGGATCAGCAACAATATCTGCTGCTGTTGCTAGATAAAAATCACCTTGCACTTCATTTACACCATTCTTTGATTTGAGACTTCCCATTCCTCTTGAAGACACTCCCAAAGAAGCACCCTCTTTGATTAGATTTTTTACAATCGTTCCATAAGGCGAGTCCATAATCTTTGCCTTGCCTACAAAATTGTCACCGTCTTTCTTCAATTCTTTAATCATATGAGACACGCGCTCTAGATTAATGGTTGGACCCTGTGGGTGACCCAACTCTCCAAACGCACGATTCTTAATAACGTATTCTTTATTGTAACGGTCAACCTCACGCTCCAGAACTTCCGTGGGATACATACGACCGTTTCTGTTTTTCTTGTTTGCTTGCATAAAGATGCCTTCGATGAAATATTCCTTTTCACCGTTCTCATTTGCTTCTGAGATGTATTCGATAGTCTCATAGACTTCTGTGATTAACTTCATCTTACTCTCCAGAAGACTTATGCATCTTCAATACAATACTACCTGTGCCACCACTTAGAGCGCAGTGAACGTTAGCAGTTACATCACCTTTTGATACTTCAAGTTTGATACCGTTACCCTGATAGTCATGATGACCATTACCAGAAAGAACTAACATAGTATTGCCACCTCTAGTCACAGTCCATGTCTGACTGGCTGCTAAACTCCACATGATCTCTGAAATTCTCATCTCAGATACAGTTTCACCAGCATTGTTTGCAGAGGGATGTGTAGCATGATTTAATTTAAAACCATCGCTACCTGTAGCGCGTAATACTACATAACCACCAGGTTTATTTGATTTTGTTGTAATAGGCATTATCCAGTCCTCTTAGCAAATGTAAGCATCTCTTTGTAAGACTTCTGGTCTTTCATCATCTCCATTTCCATACGCTTACGATTTTCTGGGTTCAACTCTTTCAAGACAGTATTGAACATCTTTGCATCAACAGGACTCACTTTGACTGACTTGCCGTCTTTCAACTTCATCATGCCAGCCTTGACTGCCTCATCAAGTTCAACTTCTTCTACGAGTTTGCCCTTCGTTGCCACATCCGCAAGAATTTTTGCGGCAACTTTAGGATTTTTCATTACCTTTACCTTTAGGTCTTTTGGCAATCTAGACATGAATGTATCAACATATTTTTCAACCGCTGCCATGTCTTTAGGAGATAGTGCCTCATCCAGTTCAACTTCTTCCTTAACAGTCTCGGCTTTCTTATCACCTTGGTTTTTATCACCCTTGCGTGTGGGTGTCTTACCAATCGTATTACGAAACTGAGCGAACTTAGTATCGCCAGTCGTACCTTGCTTGACTGGTTTATCTTCACCTTCAGCATTGTCTGACTCAGCATTTTTATGTCTGACTGAGTCTTTATCTGATTTGAACTGATTATCACCAGCGACGGGATGAGCGATAGAGACGGCAGTATGTAGATCTACGAATTCTGCTTCCTTACCGGCTTTTGCCATTAACTCTTCTTCGTCATCGTCAATATCGATGACGTATTCATCTGCATCAGCTTCAGTAATGTCTCTGATAGTTTTGAAATTATTCATCTTCCATCTCTTCTGGTGTGTCATCTACTTCTGGGGAAGTAAATAATGTTGATGCCATAGATACCTTTTCGTTATCAATTCTGTCATTTGCCTTCTGTAACAAGATATCTGTAACGGTATCACGAAACTTTGATACTTCGTTTGCGTTAAGATAGTCAACGGCATCTGACAATTTTGCTTCAATATCCATTTGATACTACTCCTTCGTGTTTATTTATAATATTTTTTATATGAAAAACGGTAACTTGTAATCTGTGCCACTAATGTTGATGACAATGTGACCATCAGGTGATGCTACAACCGGATCATCGGGAGCAGTCAAACCTAATGTCTGTGATACAACAGATGTATTTCCTGCATATGCAGTCATGTCACCAGAAGAAACACTTGACGAGTTGTTAGCCACAGCGGACATAAACGGAATCTTATAATCGACTCCATTTACATTTAGTACAATATGTCCGATTGGATTAGCAGCAATAGCATCGTTAGGTGACAAACTACCTAATGTCTGGACTACACCAGCACTTGATGTATTTCCGCTATTGACTGTTACTGTATGACTTGAGTTTGTTACAGTGCCAAATGATAAATTTCCACTTCCGTCAGTCTTTAGAATCTGACCTTTAGATCCGTCAGCGACTGGAAAAGAATACGCACTGTTTACTGATAGAGTAGATGGGTTAGAACCAATTTCTAATACTGAAGTGCTATTTGATGTGTATAATCTTTTGTCAGGTATATTTAAGGCTAATTCACCAGTAGACAAGTTTCCAGTAGTCGGTAGATTTCCAGATACACTTGTCCTTTTAATTTTAATAACAGATGCCATAATAAGAACTCCTATCTAGGAAGTAAGGAAAGACAGGGGTCAACCCCCTGCCTCCTGTCTTTTAAGTCTATATAGACTTTGCTCAATATTTATTTATAAGATTTTTTAACTTACTAGTGAGAACGTACCATTAGCAGAATAGTTAGTTTTACTACCATCTGCCCTAGTAATTACTACATATCCAGGTCCACCAGAGCCATCATTGTCTCCACCACCAAGACCTGGACCTGACCCACCAAATCCATACGCGGGTGGAGCATCGCTTGGACCAGCACTAAAACCAGATGTTGCTCCTGGTGCTGCACCATCGGCACCACCCAGTGTGCTTCCAGAATTGGCAACGTAGAAAAGTTGTGAAGGTAGATTATTATCATC